AGAAATCAAATAATCTACTTTGAGATTCTAAATCTTTTACTTCTTGTATTCTATCTTCTATTGTTTCTTTTTGATTTTGCAAAGCAGATACTTTACCATTTAATGTAAGAACATCTTTATTAACTTGCTTTAATTCATCTTTTACAATACCAAGTTTTTCTCTTACTCCACCAATCTCATCTCTGATTTCTCTATTCTTATTAATCTGCTTTTCGTTCTTATAATATTCTTCAATAAGTTTTTCTTGTTGAGTAAATTGTTGTGAATTTCGTAGTTCTTCAGTTTCTATTGTTGATAACTTGTTAATAAGTCCACCAATCTCTCTGTCAATCTTATCTTCTTTTTCTTGTGCTTCTTGAAAATTACTCCACTCTTTTTCATAACCTTTTAAAGAATCAATTTCAATTGTTAATTCCAATTTATCTTTTTCAAACTCTTGAAAACTATCTTCTAATTCTTTTATTTTAGATTCTACTTCTGATTTTGTTTCTAAAATAGATTTAGAGTTTTCCATACAAATATCACAATCTTCATTGTACTTATGTGAATCTAAATGTTCTTTTCTTTCGTAAAGTGAATCTTTTTTAATATTAATTTTTTCTATTTCTAAATCAACTTCTTGTAATTTTCTTTTTGATGATTTTAATTTTGTAATTCCTTCTTCTAAATCTTCTTCATCAAATTTATCTAAGATTTCTTCTAACTCAATTTGTAATTCTTCTCTATGAGTAATTCTATCTTGTATAGATTGTTTTTGAATTTGGATATCTTCTTTTTTGTTTTCGAGAATTTTTAATCTTTTTTCTAACTCTTCAATTGAAACACCACTATCCGCATTTAACTTTACGATTTTCTCATTTAGGGATATAATCCTTTTATTGAGAAGTTCTTCTTCATCCTTTAAAGATTTTTGAGAAACCTCTAATAACTTGTATTCGTTTTTATTCTTTTTTAAATCAATGTCGATTTCCGCCAATTTTGTCGTAAAATCATCGGACTTGAATTTTCTGATAAGTGTTGCATTATCCCTATTCTCATCTGCTGCCTTTTGATATAGTTTATCAAAGATATCTACTCCAATAAATTGAGAGAGTATCTCTTTTCTTTCCGATTGTGATTTATCAATGAATAGTGCGTTGTTTCCTTGTAGGGAAAGAGCAGTAAGAACAAAATCCTCAAACTTACCTAAATACTTTTCTATTTCCTTATTAGTATCTTTTCGTTGTTCTCCATTGAGTGATTCTATAACTCCATTGTTATCTCTCCAAAAGTTTACATCTACTTTTACAGATGTACCCTTTCTAACATACTTGGCTTTCCTCTCAATGAAATAATCTATACCATCTATCTCAAAGTTAAACTTACAATAGAAAGTTGATTTACGATTGTTTAAAACATTCTTAGCAAATGTAGTTCTTGATGTTTTATCATAGATACAAAAAGATAGTGCATCCCACATAGAAGATTTACCACTTGCATTAGGAGCAAAGATACCCATAATACCCAATGCCTTATCAAATCTAATTAAGTTATCTTCTCCATAAGAGAACATATTAGAAAAGTTAAATGTTTTTGGTGTCCATAGAATATTACCTATTACATCCGAGTCATCTATTTGTGAGTTTAGTTCTGAGTTTATTTCTGCTATCTTATCTAACTCTGAATCTTCTAATAGGTATTGTCTTTCTAAGTAATCTCTGATAAGTTGGTTTTGGAATGTTTCATCTTTAACATTACCGACAATGTTTTTGTTTACCTTTTGATTTGTTTTTAGTTGTCCGATTGTATCGGTTCTCGTTACAGTAACTTCAGCAACTTTGAATAACTTCTTAAGTTCAGTTATTCTTCTCTTCATATCACTTGCTTCTGTTCTTGTAAATCGTAATCTCAATCTTGGATACTTTGGAAGTTTAGTACCAACTTCATCATACACCCATTGAGGTATCTTACCATCAACTACATCAACTGTTAGGAACCCATAATCATTTTGAATATGATGTTCTGTAAAAGTTCTTGTTGGAATATCCCAAAGTAAGTAACCATGATTTTCTAATAACTCACCGTGGTTTTGTTGAATCATTGAACCAGCATATGCAATGTGTTCGTATCCTTTACCAAAGGTTTGTCTCTTATGAATATCACCCAACATTGCCATATCGAATCCATCAAACATATCCACTTGGAATGAGTTAGATGAAACAGTATATCCAATATCAGTTTGTGCTTTATTTACAGGACCGTGAAATAAACAGATTGTATTTTCTCCTTCTACATCCTTACCTTTCGGCCAATTTTCTTTGTCATCCATGATGGAATACACAACAAAAGTAAGGTTATGTATATTATACACGCCAGTATCACGCAAGTAATGAATACGAGGGTTTTCAAGATTATCGATAATAGGTGTAAGAACATCTAATCTGTGTGAGTTGTTTAAGTTACAATCGTGGTTTCCTGTAATAACTATTGTTTCTCTTAACTTCGCACACTCTGTTAAGAACCAAGAGATTTCTTTTACCAACTCTGGTGACATCTCTGTTTTAGCATGAGCAATATCTCCTGCAATATAGATAACCGAATCCTCGATTTTATCTTCTTTAACTTGTTTTAAAAATTTTCTAAATACCTGTCTGTATTCTTTGTGTCTTTGGAGATTTCTAATATGTAAATCTGCCAAGTGATAAACTTTGTTAATTATCATAAACCTTTTAATTTTTGTGATATAATATCACCGAAGCCTGTTTCTTCTGTTTCTTTAAGTTTGGAATTAATTTGAGAAAATCCCATATCAGATGCATCTTTATCTGATGGGATAACATTTTTTGTTTGAATACCTTGATTGGTATATTGCATAGTATATCGTAACGCTTGTTCTTGAGCATCTTCATCTAATAAGATATTAATACTCTTTACTCCATTTTTAAATATGGCGTTGTTTAACTTTTTAGGAACAAACTTACCCAATATAGGTATTGCATTTCTTTTTACCGCCATTGCGTCAAAAACACCCTCTACAAGAGTTATTGGTTCTTCCCAATTGATTTGGTTTTCGAACATGATAACATCTTTTGAAACTGGCGGATTTTTGTATTTAAACTTTTCCTCAGTAAATACAGACCTCGCGATGAAGTAATTGAGTCTGTTATCTCTATCATAAGAAGGAATAATAATCCTATTGGCATAATGACCAGAATCACAATAACCGATATTATATCTTCTAATATCTTCTCTAGTGATACCCCTTTCTTCTGCATATTTCAATGCCTTTCTGTACACAGGATTTATCTTACCCTTTGGTACTTTTAAAAGTGACTGAAACTCATTAGGTAACCTTAACTCTACCTTTTCATCTTCGGTATCCTTACTATAAACAATATAATCATCACCATAGATTTCGTATATTTTCTTTAATTTACGAGAATCTACATGAAGTCTTTTTAATAACCTTTGTATCTTTCTTCCTTTTGCATCACAAACCCAACAGTGCCAATATTGAGTTTTTAAGTTAATTTGTAACTTTTTCTTATGGTGATGGCAAAATGGACAATAGTGAGCTTGTTCATCATTTTTCATAGATGTACCAACGCCCAACACCTCATCTAATATTGTTATAACCTGTTGTTTATCGTGATGTGATAGCATAATTTACCAATAAAACTATGTAAATATACAAAAAATATTTTAAATATCCAAATCTTTTCTAAAAAATTTACCTAAAATGTTGTCATTTAGGGATAATTCATCCTCTAAAACCCTATTTTGAAACAATTCTTCTACTTCATAGTAAGTTAGAGACTTTGGTGTTTTACAAAACCTTAGTATCTTTAATTCTAAAGAATCATTAATTTCATTTTGATTATTAGATAATCTTGCAGCTTCGTGTTCATGAAACCACAATTGAACTGCTGTATTTGAAGAACGATAATCTTTCCATTTAGATTCTTTTACCACCTTTCGTTTTCTTTTATAACCTTTTAGTGGTGGTAAAGTTCTTTTTGCATATAAGGATTTTTTCCCTATATAATATTCACCTGTTTGGTGATTTGTAATTTTATATATAAATCCAATAGTCCCCTCGGGCATATCAGAAATTTCTGTTATTGGTCTACCTTGGTAAGTCCATCCCATAGTTAAAAATCTTAAAGTCATCCTTATACCTTTCTCGAATCCATTCTACTACCCACTTTTCTTGAGATAAAATTTGACTATAATATTTATCTGAATCTAAGTTTGGATGTTTATCGTAAATTGGATTTCGGTTTAAGTGAGGAATTTTGTGTTGTATATTAAATTCGTTTAATATAAAATTTAAATCA